TGGTAGGATCGTTCAAGTACTTCCAGTCAGACTTGTAGAAGTCATAACCACGACGGAATCCAGAGAAACCAAGAGTCAAGGCCATCTTCTCATCGTTGTCAAATAGACCGTAAGAAGTACCTCCAGCTCCGTAGCTGTTCTGTGCTGCCAACATATCGTCGATATCGAAACCAAACTGACGATCCAAGAAGATTACGTTCTCTTCGATAGATCCTTGCTTGTCAAGACGAGATACGATGCTATCGAAATCATCCAAAGTAGATGGGTTACCACCAGCCCATACGTTACCTCTCTTACCGATTGCATCAAATAGACCTTCAGATCCTTTGAAACCTAGAGCTTTTGCTCCACCTGCGGTTACGTTTGCAGCTGAGATAGCTTCAATCATTGCAGTCTCAAGATAATCTTCGAATCGAAGACGAGTCTCATGCTGAGACTTTAGGTACCACAAGAAACCTGGGCCATTGTCACCTTCAACCTCTACCCATCCGATCTGAGCCATGTCAGAACCAGATACTGCATAGTGGTCTTTGATGATGATTGGAGAGTTCTCGAAGATCTCGCCATCAGACTCAAGAGACTCAACCATTCCAAGAGTTCCTTTCTTAAACTCAGAACCATAAACGAATACGGATACGGTCTTAGTCGCTACGAAAGTCTGTCCAGCTGCTTCGTAGTAAGCTACGTCAAAAGTTCTTGCTGTATAGTCAACAGCGGTAACGATACCTTTGTTTAGACCTTGAGCACCAGCTCCTTCTTCAGAGATAAGGACAGTTTGTCCAACACGGATAGCGATGCTACCGTTAACAAATCCTTTGCCAGTCAATTGAGCAAGTGGAACTGTGAAAGTTGCATTAGAGTCACCAGCGGCTCCATCTTGAGTTACGTTTACATACTTAGTATGAAGACGTCCTTGCTCAGTCCACTTGATCAAGTCAGAAGTAGAAGGCAATTCTGCGCTCACCAATCTCAAGAAAGATGCTACGCTTCGGTTACCGTAACGCTCAAATTCTTTCTCATAAGTATCAGGTAGATACTGGTTCAAGAAGTTGAAGTCGGTGATGTAGTTAGTTGCGAGGGCTACTCGCTCTGCACTTGGCTGTAATTGAAAGCCAGGTACAGATTGTACTGATCCTGCCATTGTTTTGTTTTTTTATTTTTTAAACCTAATTCGAAGACCTCGACCATCGGTGTCTCCTACGCTAGTAACCTTAAAGCTTCCCTTGTTCATCACTTCAGGGGATCTTCTAACTTCGAAGTTTATGTTCTTGCTTGATTTAGCTTCCTTTTCGACAGCGTCAGCAATCCCCTGCTCATAGAAAAACTTAGCAAATTTTTCTGGGTTCATAGCAACAGCTAATGACTTGTGGTAACCTTTCGCATCTTCGATCAATCCATCATTATTTACGAATTTCGCAATGAAGTTGTTGATGTTAGACTGAACCTTCTTCAGTTCATTATGGTCTCCTGGTGAAAACTTCAGTTCTTTGTCTCCAATCTTGAAATCAAAACCTTTGAAATCGTTGTTGAAAACTTCATCTGTCTTCTTAAGAAACCACTCTGCCTGACGTTGTTCTAGCTCCTGGCCACTACTAGCTTTCGCTGAGTATTCCTTGTAAGCTTTAAGTGCCTCTTGATCCTCGGCAGAAAGGCCACCATAGCTTGACTCAAGCGGTGCCTTGTACTTCTGCTTTTGTTCCTCAAGGAACTTCTTAGCTTTCGCAAGTTCTTTTTTCTTTTCAATCTGTTTTTTCTTGATATCCTTCTCGTCATCTAAGTCCTCGTCATAGCTAAACTTGTCAGCTATCAAGTACTCGATTTCTTCAAGGTCAAGATCACTCTCCTTCTGAGAGTAATATTCTTTAAGTAGCTGATCTGGGTTCATTGAATCCAAGTCAGTGTTGATCTTAATAAAGTCGTTAAGCCCTCGTCCTGTTTCCTTCTTGAAGTTCAAGAATGCAGAAACATCTTCTGGGAGCTCTTCTTTCTGTGGTGCGAACAGATCCTCTACACTTGAGAGTTTCTTCCCGTACTTCTTGTCAATAAAGTCGAGGACTTTAGCCTCACTTAAATCTTCTTGCTCTACAACTGTATTCTGTACTACAGTTTCTGTGGAAGCAACCTGTTCTTCGTGCTTTTTAAGCAACTCTTCTTCAACTTGCTGAGCAGATTTCTGTTCAACATCGTCTAACGCTCTTACTTTTAATTCCATTAGATTACAAATTTAGTTATTATTTAATTTATTTTGGTTCGAATGAAGCTAGATCAAATCCGTCCATACTGTCCTCGTTTGATTCAAACTTCATTGGAGGTAAGTTATTTTTTCTCTGAGTAATTAACTTTGACTGCTGAGTGTTCTGCTTGCTGATTCTCTCGTCCTTTCTGTCCTCTTTCATCTCCTCTCTATTCTTTAGCAACTGAGTCTGCATACCGTTGATCTGCATGTTGTACTGGAACTCTCGCTCCATCAACTGTAGCTTCAACATAGCCTCACCCTTAAGCTTCTCTAGATCCATTGCGGCCTCAGCCTGCTTAAGCTGGATCTTGCTTTCTGTCTCAAGCTGAATCTTTTGAACTGCAAGTTGAGCAGCGGCTTCTTGAGACTGCATGTTGATCTGAGCCTGCATCTGCTGCTTCATCATCTCATTCTTCTGATCTAGCTCCATCTTCTTAGTTCTCTTAACCTTAAGAAGCTGGTTAGCCATCTTAATGTTCTTGATCTCTCTGATGTCGATAGCGTCCTCAAGGTTGATATCGTTTCTTGATAGCGCAATCTGAATGTTCTGCTCAAGTCTCTCCTTCTGCTCCTCGTCTGGAGAAAGCTCAATAAAGATACCAAAGTCGTGTAAGTACAGGTCCTTAATATCTCTTAGGATACCGACATTGTACTTACCGATCTGCATCGCAAACTCTTCAGCAAAGTCAGCATACTCCAAAATGTCGGAAACCCTAACGCTAAGTGCCTCAGCAAATGTCTTGGTCATAAACAAACTTGCGTCAAGAATATGTCTTGTAGCAGTGTTTGAATTAAGTGCTGCAAGCTTCTGTACACCAACTAAAGCACGTGGATCTGGATCGCTTCCGTCACGAGCCTCATTTAGCCCCGTCACGCCACGCAACATCTCTAGGTAGTGATTATAGTTGTTGATAAGTGCAGCCATCTTAGACTGTCCCGTAGTGCCTGTGAGAGGCTGTACAGGAACCCTTGCGTTATTAAAGTCACCGTCTCCAGTGTAGCTACGTCCAACAACACTGCTGCAACTTAAGGTGAGTGATCTGGATAAGATCTGCAAAAGGGATCATGCGTCTAGTCAAAGACTCGATCGTTCCCTTGTACATTCTTGGAGCAACAGCAACGTAGTTTGGCATAGCCATCTGAGATGCAGACTTTGGTCTTACCATGTTTTCCATCAACTGCCACTTAAGAACAATCTGAGTACCAGCAACCATTACACCTTCGTACCACACGTCAATAGTCTTCTCAATTCTTTCGAATCTACCTTCCTCCATCATTTCTACTGGAGGGTTAAATGTATCGTCCTTCTCAATTACTCTAGAAGCATTACCCTCTAGAATTTTTTTCTTATAAACGTAAGTCTTTGTGGTCTTGTAGTTGAAATACAATAGAGTGCATGTATCTCTTGAAAATACATTGTCAGAATAAAACCTTGACACAGAGTAGTACTCACCCCAAGATTGATTAGTCTTTGAAATCTCTTCTAGCTCCTCTTTAGTAAGTCTAGGATTAATCTTAATAAGTTCAGTAATTGGAACTGTCTTTACCTCTCCCCAGTAGAAGCAATCTCTAAAGTATGGATCTTCTGTGTAGCTGTAGATCACGTTAGCTGGATCTACGTAGTTAATCTTTACTCCCTCTCCAGCAAGGAACTCGTGCTTACCAACAGCGATACCAATTGTTGTTAGGTCGTAATCAAAACGTCTCTTAGTATCATCGTAGTGATTCTCTAATAGAATAGTATTGATAGCCTCCTCTTCCGCAATCTCTACTGCTGGCTTATAGTTAAGCTGCATAAATAGAGCCAGCTCCTCATCATCGTTTGGCAAGTCTTCTGGACTCACCATGAATGGATCTACGCCAAACTTATCTTGAACTTGTAGGAGAACTTCTTTAGCAGCCATCGCTCCCTCAATCATGTCCTGATACTGATTTCTTTTATCAGCTGAAAGAGCGTCCTGAGCGTAGGCTTTAATAGTGAATAGTCTGTCAGACATACCGTTAACAACGATGTCTACAAACTTAGGGATAATAGGAACTGGAGTCCAGTCAATGTTTAAATAAGAAAGATCCCCGTCAATAGCTAGTTCATTCTTATACTTCTGAATAGGCTGCTCTCCACGAGCGTACAACCTAAGACGGTTAAAGTCTTTCCATTGGTTATAATACCTTGCAGACCCACTGTCTCTGCGAAACCATTCGTACTGTATGGCTTGGCCAACTCTCAATCCAAACTCCTCGCTCGCCTTCTCCGCATCTGTTGCAAGTTGGCTTGGAAATTGAATTGGAGATATGTCTATATTTGACTCTTTACGCATTAGCTAATTATTTGACTGGTTGTCCCATTGTTCTTGTATCTTGCAAATTTAATGCTTATTTTTGACTCTTTTCTTTCAGGCTGATACATGTGCTTTTGATTAGCCATAATGGCTAAACCAGAGCTAATAGATGCATCGTACTTTGTTCTATTACTAATATCAAACTTAGCCCAATCATTTAAAGTTCTGTTAAAGTACATCGACCCCATCTCTGACGAATCTCTGTACGTAGCCTCCATGTCAAGGCCAACATTTTTCTCTATATAAGTCTCAATAGCAGATGCGTGAGCCTGTCTTACGTCCTCGCTTGAGTTAGGTATACCACCAAGTTCTCTCTCTGTCGTTGATAACTTAAACAAAGGCTTGTCTGGTCTATTCAAACAGAAGTGTCTATACCCTCTGTTCTTGAAGTGATACAGCAATCTTGGCTTGTTGTTTTCTGCTAGAACTGGCATACCATAAAAGAAGCAGGCCATCAACACCTCCTCAAAAAATATCTCTGCCGTTTGAGGTCTTGCAACGTACTCTAGGAAGAACTCATTACTTGGAGCATCCTCCATGTTGAACTTAGTCAAACCATGTAGGGCTCCGTTAGATCCAAAACCATCTACAGTTCCAGAAATATCGTAGGAGTCACAACCGAATGCACCTATGTGCTCGTTCATTGGATAGAACAAGTCTCCCTTCCTATCAACCCTGTTCTGTAGACCACGTGGAGGCACCCAGGATATATTGAATCTTCCCCTTGGATCTGGAGTCCAAACAACCTCACTGTCCTTCTTACCATCTCTCCAACTAAAGAATCCTCTAGTGGTAAAACTGCCAGCTATAAGACTGTCATTAAAGTCAATCTGAGTATAGATCTTGGTAAGATTAAATATCGACTGCTTACTCTCATCTCTGAATGCGTGGGACTCCGTTCTAGGGTACTGACGATAGAACTCGTTAAGGGCATCAGGATCGCTTTTAAGAGACTTTACTTCATTCTCCCAATAGTCTATAGCTCCAAGATTTATAACCTCACCATCGACACCCATGATAGGTTTCTCAGGCTTTCTAAATACTGGCATGCCGTACTTATCTATGAAGCCTTCCATGTTCCACTCCATTGGAATAAACAGAGCATAAAGGCCACTCTTAGTCTGATCGTTCTCAGATCTCTTGTTTGGCCTTGAGTCCTCGTATAGCTTCTTGAAGTTTTCACCACCCTTGTCAAGTGCGTTTGATGTAGATCCCATCATACACTTTCCAATGATCTTTCTACCTAGACGCAAACATGTTTTTGTTACACGCCAGTTATTCAGAATATTATTTGGTTGTGACCACTTACCGCTTTCGTCATGTACCAACAGCTGTAGTTTTTCACCATCGTAGCTGTTGTCTGCGGTGTTCTTCCAGTCAATTGTGGTGTTAAGACCCTCCTCTGGCTCCTCCTCATCGTGCATCGTCTTAAAGTTCTTTGCAGTGATCTTGGATGAAGGTATTCTAAATGCCAGCTCAGTTCTTGGATTGTCCATACCATCCTGAATAGGCTTAAAGAAAAACGGATAATTCCTAAACGTAGGTACAACCTTATCCGTAAACATCGTCTTCGCATCTGGACCAGTCTTTGATAATATCCCTATACGTCCGTTGTGGATGTTTGTTCCGATGTTAACAATCTCACCGTCTGCCATGTACGAGAAACCAGAACGTCTGATCTTTAAGTACACCATGCCAAACGATCTTGGGTCAGCCTTGCAAGCCTCCCAGTAAATGTAAAGTATTCTGTTTGCCTCTCTGAAGTCTGGGAAACCAACGTCAATGCTGGACCACTGCAAGTACATATAATGACCACCAGTGATGTATGTCGAGATTCCGTTGTTCTTAAACCAGAAGCCATTATCTCTCCTGTCAAACTCAGCGTCAATGTAATCCACCCAGTTGCTTCTAAATTGAAGAGGCATCTTGTTCCACTGGAAGATTGACTTTATCTTTGATAGTGCTGATGGAAACTCAGCCCTTTCCCAGTGCTGCTCCTCTTTCTTTGCAGATCTGTTGTAAACCTTCTTAGGCTCATCTGGTAGTGCTACCTTTAAACCATTGATCTGATATATCTCACCAATGGTACCATCCTTAGATATAACCACAAGGTCATACTCAGAATTATACCCATACTGGTATATCTTCTTGGTATTACCCTTGATCCTATCCTTTTCTGGGATAACATCAATAATAGTGTACAGGGACTTACCCGTGTCTTTTTGCTCTTCGTTCAGCAAACCCACCTTTTCCAGTTTCATCCTTGTCTGTTTTATTTAGCAGTTCTTCTTCCGCCTCAACTCGATCAAGTATCTCAAACGCATCAAATATAGCCAGCTTCTTAGTGGCAGCAGCGTTCTTAAGCTTGTCAGCAGAAAGGTCTTCCTCCCCCCCAGAGATAATTCTCTCCTCAGCAACCTCTATCAAGTGCATCACTGCCTTTCGGCCAGCACTGATAATCTTTCTCTTTGTTTCATTTAACTCCATTCAGTTCTATGCAAACATTTTTAGAATACATTCTGTAGAGGGTAACTCCATCTATCTCAAACTCATACTCACTCTCTGGAGTAAAAGCAACCTTGTCACCGCTCTTTAGTCCTTTGTCAATAAGATCTTGGTTAGGGTCCATAAGAGTTCCTCTTAGATACTCCTCATTACCTATCTTTGAAAGAATGTAGTTGTCCATCCTTTTCTCTGGCTTAACAAAGCAATACCGTGAGTGA